CCAAGACCGAGAGTAGATCATAAAGCTAATAAGGGCTCTTTTAGGTCCCTTATTAGTGTTAGGAGCTGTGGTAAAGATTCTATAAGATGAAGCTTGACTGCCTCACCTAGTAGCACCCCCTTATAGGGATTACTTCTAACTGTTCTCAGGATTAATCCTGGACCAATTGGAGTAATATCTATATTAGGGCCTCTTCAAACTTTTGCAAATTCTGCAAACTCAGAAGAGACTATCGATTTACTTAAATTAATAGAAACTCCTAAAATTTTCATAACTGCAAGATATTCCCTAGCTACATCATCATGCATTATGACAATATCATCCCCAAGTACAGCATAAAGATTAAAATTCCTTATCCCACACCTTAAAGCACAATATCGAACAATGACGTGATGAGTGACTGCGAGCATACCTCAAGAAGAATAGGCACCCATGGGTTGCCCCACTGAATAACGGTAAGATGTATTTTTATATCACCAAGGAATATCCAAAATCTGGGATCATAAATCCCCAAGTTTTGGCCTTGCGATATTAAGTATATCTCGCTGTAATTCAATAGGCAATCTATCCGTAGCTGCTGACAAATCGAAACAATGGAAGATTTTATTAACATCGTCCTTTTTGTTACAAAGTAACTTAAGGGGTGCATGTTGATCGAATGTTCCATCTGTTTCATGATTCTTTAAGACTCTAAACAAGGAATTGTGTAGTGGTTTCAGAACAATCTGTAATCAGTAAGAACATATCGCTATGATTCTTGCTTTTCCAGCTTGGTCTAAAACAACACCCAGTTTTCCAATCTTTAGAAGGGGAAGAACTTTAAATAATCGCAAGATTAGATAAGGTAATAACCCTACTAAAGAAATACCTAAGATTCAAAGGATAAAGAGATAACCCCCTGTATTTACAGCATATCTAGTTAAATGTAAAAATTCGACTGGATGTGTTATAAATGCCAGGGCGTCCAAGCTAGAGCTTCATGCAGTTTTACCTGCATTTGGCCCAGCTGTCTCCATCTTTAAAAGAATCGGCTTGGTAAGTTTGAGTACTGATTTACCGAATATCTCCTTAACTGCACATTCTAAATCGGGTAGCGTTTTAGCTATTCCATTAAATGGGTCAGTGATCGTGTCCAATTTTGGACGCGGTTTTGTAGGAAATACTCTGTAAACAGAAAGAAGAGTTAGTAATGACCTTACCTTCTTTTGATTATCTTTAAAATTCAAGACCAAAAGTCTTAAATCTAAAGGAATAATTGAAGGGAGTCCATGACTATCCCTTTGAACTATAATACCGTTTTTCTGGTATTTAGGTTCGGGGGACCCACTCATGGCCCGTATTAATAACCTTTGTGATTCTTTCAGATAAAGAAATGTAAAATTTCAACCTGAACGTTTCACTAAGCGTTTAATACGAGACAAAAGTGTCACTAGATCTTTAGAAAGGTCTGCACAACCAGTAATCCAGATCACAACATTAAGGTATTTGGTAAGTTCGTTAGAACGTATCCAAACCTTGGGTTGTAACTTTGGACGACGCAATGTTGTAAAGATACCAAGATTTTGTTGTTTTGTTTTCATAAATAAAATAATAAAAGCTTGCCTTTTCTTAGCCTGTAGATCGAAAAACCTACAGTTAAGGAAAACCCCTTATATCGGCTTGCTGATATAAGCAGGTGTATTTTTACAAATATACATTGAACACTCCAGGGCCTGGACCAACCACTCATTACCGTCTTGGTAGATAGAAATGCGATGGGGAGTGTGGTTAAGAAGATCTTAACCTACCAGCTGCACTGATGATTAACAAGTTAATATTAACCAATAGTATGTCGGGGCAAGACAGCCATCATCTGTAGAACGGGTTCCACAGTGCGTCTGCAAAGGATTCACCCCCGCCCATATTACGATTGCAATTCGTGAACGAACCGCCCCAG